CTCTCGATTTTTTTCAGAACGGCGCGTTTTTGTCCTCCGGCAATTCTTCGAGCGCCATCTGACCAGGCGCTTCGCCGTCCGTTTTCTCCTTCCGGCCCTTCTCGTCATCGCGGGTGTAGGGCGAAAAGGTCTGGTGCCTGCCGTCAAAGGCAAACACGCCCTTGCCGCGCCGGCCCTCCTTGCTCTTGGCGATCTGGATGACGCGGCATTTCTCCTGCGAGTAGTTCTGCTTGGGGTCGGGCCGGTAGATCATCACGATCAGGTCCGCGTCCTGCTCGAACTGGCCCGTCTCCTTGAGGTCGTGCATATCCGGCGCGCGCCATGCCCCGCGCTCGGGGCGGCTGAGCTGCGCCAGCTCCACCACCAGCACGCCGCGGCTCTGGGCGAAGGTGTGCAGCGCGCGGGAGACGGTCGCCATCTGCTCGCTGCGCAGGTCGCGCGGATTGCCCTCGGGGACGACCAGCTGCACATAGTCGACGAAGATCACCTCGTAGCCGTAGGTGATGGCCTCGGCCATGATGTCGCCGGCGGTCATGCCGCTCGCCTGGATCACGTCAAGCCGGCGCTTGACTGCGTCCTCCGAGCAGACCGCGAAGGTGCCCCAGTCGCGGTCGGTCAGGCGGCTGCGCTTGATCGCGTCGAAGTCGATGCGCATCCCTTGCGTCACGATGCGGTCGCCGATCTTGCCGGCGGACGTTTCGAGGCTGAAAAAGCCGACCTTGAGCGTCTTGGCCATGTGATAGGCCATCATCAGGGCAAGGGCCGTCTTTCCGTCGCTCGGGTAGCCGCCCAGCACCACCACGTCGCCGCGCCGGATGAAGCTGTTGTGGTCAAGCACGTCCAGCCCGAAGCCCACATAGTCCGCGGCTGCGCCGCTCGCGTGGCGCGCAGAGAAGTCCTGCAGGAGCTGGAGCATCGGCACGACCTTCACGCCGCGCCGCGAGGTCATCTGCGCCTGTAGCTCCGAGAGCAGCGGACGGACGTCGTCGAGCGTAGCCGCGCCGTTGATCTGCGCCGAGAGGGCGCGGATGCGGCCCAGCGCCGCCTGCTCGCGCATAAGCTGCGCATATTCGCGCCAGCTCGCGCTCGTGGGCGTGACCTCCATCAGGTCGATAAGCTGTTGCTGCTGCGGCGAGCCGGAGGCATAGCCGAGCTTCGCGTTGATCGTGATGGCGTCGGCGTGCCCGCCCTCGCGGAACACCTCGCGCGCCGCCTGGAAGATCAGCCGGTTGGCTGTGCTGGTGAAGTCCCGCTCGTCCACCTCGGCGAGCACCTGACTAACGATGCTCTCGTCGATCAGCATCGCGCCGAGCACGGCGCGCTCGGCTTCCAAACCGGCGCTCGGCTGCGCGTCTACTCGGCCCATGTCCACCCTCCGTCCTGACTATCCGGCGGCTGCTCGATGCGACGCACCGGCTGCGCCTTGGCGCTCTGCGCCGGGCGCTTGGCCGTGGCGTCCTCCCAGCGCCTGCCGTTGAGGAAGGTCGAGGCATACGGGATGCCGACGCCGTCCTGCCACGCAGGCGAGGCCTTGAGTACCTGCAGCGCCCGGCCGATGGTGTCGATCAGCGCGTCGTCCGGCTTGAGCTTGTCCCAGGCGCGCACCGCGCCCATGCGGTTCTCCCCGCGGGGGTAGTAGGCCCAGAAGCCCTCAAAGCGCTCCGGCTTCCATGTCGGCGTCGTTTTGCTGCGCCGTTTTCTCGGCTCCTCGCCGTCCCCCTTGGGGGGACTATAGGGGGGTATAATATAATCTTTAGTCTCTACGTTCTTACTTTGGGTCGGAAACTCCGTTGACGGTGTTTCCCGACGACGGCTTTCACCGTTGTCGGTGTTTTCCGACAACGGTGGCTTTTCCTGCAAAACGTAGGTGTTCGCGGAAAAGCGCCCGCTGCCGTCATGCGATTGCTCGCGCATCAGATAACCGACCTCCTCAAGCCGCCCCACAAGGCGGCGCACCGTGTCCTTGCCGACGCCGCGCTCCTTTGCCATGCCGGAGATGGTGAACTCCCAATCGGGAGGCTTGTCCAGCATATAGGTCAGGAATCCGAGCATCTCGAAGCTCAAGCGCGTGTCTCGGATCGCGGACTTATACAGGACGGTAAACGGCTCACGATGGCCGGACTTTATTACGCCCTCGCTCATACTTTCCTCCATCCAAATAGACGATGATCTTCATCAGCCGCTCCGTGAGAGACGTGACGCCGACGAGGATCAGGAAGATGTCCAGTCCCGTCATGCGCGCGCCTCCTCTCGGAGAGCCTTGACATTTCTCTTTTTCTGCGGTACAATAACCTTGCAATGGTTTTCAGAGTTTCTCTGAGAGCGTGAACGCTTCGAGGTTGCCGCCTCGGGGCGTTCTTTTTTTGCGTCCGCGTAGATCACCTGATACGCCGCGGCGATGGTCTCGCGCAGGTCCTGCACGATAATGTCAAACTCCGGGCGCTCCGCGTCGTCGATCACGCCGTCCTCGGCGATGCGGAGCAATCCGGCCAGCCGGTCCGCTGCGTCGCGCAGGCGGTTGGTCAGCGAGATGGTCGCCATCGGCAGGGGCTTTGGCTCCAGCTCCGGCAGAATACCGAGCTGGTCGGTCGCCTTCGCGTGCTCCAGCGCCAGCCAGCTCACGCCGTAGACCTCGCACATCCGCGCCACGGTCTCGTCCGGCGGTGTGAGCCGTCCGCCCTCGTAGCGCTTGAGCGTTTCGGGCGAGATGCCGAGCCGCTCCGCCGCCTCTTCCTGCGTCAAAAGTGTCGTTTTCCGCCCTCTTTGATAGATATTTGGGTATAACGCTGCCATTGTCTTTCGTCCTCCTTTGTGGTAATGTCAAATCACCAGGTAGCCATCCACCGCGCAAGCGGCACGATGGGAATGATGTACTTCTTGCCGACCTTCTTGGCCGGAAAATCCTTGTCGCCGAGCAGCGCCGCGCGGTCAAGACCGAGGAGCTTACTGCTCTGATCCAGCGTCAGCACCTCCTGCCCGGCAAACTGCTCGCGCAAAGATTGCAGCTGATCGCGGAACGCCTCGCGCTCTCGCATGGCCTATCCCTCCTCACTTTCCTGCGGCCAGCGCTCTCGCGTCTGCCGCGCCCTTGGCCGCCACCGCGGCCCTCGCCGCCTCGCTCGCGGCGCGAAGCGGCTCGTCGTCGTAGAGGTCGTTGACCTCACACTCCAGCAGCGCGGCGATGGTCGGCAGCTTGTCCGCTGTCGGCATGGCCGCACCGCTTTCCCACCGGCTGACCGCCATCTTGGTCACGCCGAGCCGGCGGGCCAGTCCGTACTGGCTTACTCCGCGCGCCTCGCGCAGCTCCCGGATGCGGAATCTTGTCAAATCTTGTCACGTCCTTTCTCTTGATTTTGCGTGAAATTTGTGATATACAGTAAATTGTGGATTTACTTTTCGCCGCCGCGCGCGCGGTCGATCGCGCCCTTGTCGATACAGACGCTGCCGGATGAGAGATCTCTCTCCATTTCCGCACCCTTCATGACCGCCATCATCAGCAGCTCGCGCGGGATGCCGCACTTCTCGCTGATGGTGTTTGCAAGGATGCCAAACTCGACAACGATGGTCGGCGTGCTCCCCTGCACGGTGACGACCGCGCCGTTCGGCGCAGACTTGATGCTGATTTCAAATTCCCTCATGCCTTTCTCTCCTTTCGTTTCGTGTAAACCTTGCGTTTACCTTGTACGCCTATCATAATTTCGAAAATCGAAATTGTCAAGTGTTTAGTTTCGATTTTCGAAAGATTGTGAATAATACACAATTTTGCTATTCTCTTTTTGTCATTGGAGGACCGCCCCGTATGGACACCAGAGACCGTATTTTTGAATTGCTCGATGCGCAGGGAATGGAGCAAAAAGCCTTTGCTGAAGCGGTGGGAGTATCCGAAGTGATTGTCACAAATTGGCGAAAGGGCAGGTCTAAATCCTATAAAGCCTATCTTGTTCAAATCGCACAAGTCCTCGGCACGACGACCGCTGATTTGCTCGGCGAAAAACAGCAAAGCAGCCCGCCCTCGGAGGAGGACAGGCTGCTGGCCGGGTATGACGCGCTCAGCGCGCGGAATCGGGAAAAGCTGGAGGAATATCTGGACCTGCTGCTATCGTCTCAAGATAGGCCATGAGACGCCCACGGTTTTCCGGCGTAAGCCGCCGGTATTTTTCGATGAGGCGTTGGTGTAGCTCGGTCAAGTCCTGCGGCGCGTGGTGCTGATCTGACATGTCTATGTACCTCTCTTTGCTCGTATTTTAGACCGGCCAGATATTCCATTGTAGGGCGGCCCCGCCGCCCCTGCAACTGACGACGGGGCCTGCGCAGGCGAGCTGACACCTCCGGAGCACCTGCGTGTATTTTTACCATAGCACCTTTTTCGGCAAGATGCTGTCGAAAAAAGCAGAGAAACCGTTAACTTTCCGCTAACTTGCGGGAAAATATAAAAAATTGTGCCCGAATCGGGCACGGGGGAGGGATGGGCAACCATGAACTCGGTCATGTTCCTCTATGCGGCGGTGGCTATTGATGCCGCCTTGTGCGTCAAATGGCACTTTGACGACAAACGTGAGGCAGAGCAGGAGAGACAAGCTGAGGCGCACCGCCAACAGCTCGACGAGACAAGGCGCGCTGCGCAGAAAGCCGATGTTCCAGTTATGCCACGCATCAAAACAACAGTAGCGGCGGCATTTCGCCATCGTTACGATGTGGTCGGAGAGTCTTTCAACAATGATGACGGCACCTCAAGGCAAGACATACTCGCCGCGATTGCCAACTGCGAGCCGCCGTATAAAGATTGCAAAGTCTCTATTGATGAGTTTGATTTTCAAGGCGAGCGTGCGCTGGCTGTCAAAGTCAACGGCGCACAGATCGGCTGCATCGCGCGGAAGGATCTCGACGATGTTTTTGAAGATCTAATTTCCACGGAAGAAATCACGCTGAGGGTGTTTGGCGGTGAAAATGGGAAAAGCTACGGTGCATCTGTGACGCTAATTGCTAACGCTGATATTTAATCACCACGGCCGCCGCCCGGCATGGCGGCGGCCGTTCCATTTTCGCGAAGGGAGGCGGCGCAATGCCAAAATATCCCAGCTATTACGTCCGACCGGACGGTCTGCATGAGACGATCCTCCGCATCAACGGCAAGCGCAAGGCCTTCCGCGGGAAAACCGACAAGGAAGTATGGGAAAAGGTCAAGGCGTTTGACCGAGCCCAGCTGCAAGCGGAGATCGACGCGGAGACGACCTTCTCGCGGATCGCAGAGCAGTGGTGGGATGAAGCCGAGCCAAAGCTCGAGCCGAACTCGGTGAAAAACTATAAGCCGGCGTTGCGCCGAGCCGTGGAGGAATTTGGGGCGCGGCAGGTCGGCAGTATAACCGCCAAAGAGATCGACGCATTTATTCGGGACTTTGCCGCCGCGCGGGCACGAAAGACCGTCGCCATGCAGCTGCAGGTTATCCGCCAGATCCTGCGCTGGGCGGAGCTGCAAGGAAAAACGAATTACAATCCGGCACAGGCCGTCCGCGTGCCGCGCAATCTCCCGCAGACGCGGCGCGAGGCCCCCGACAAAGACCAGATCGCCAAGATCAAGGCGTCCGCAAATCTGCCCTTCGGGCTTTTTCCCGCGCTGATCTACTACACCGGATGCCGCAGAGGTGAGGCGCAGGCCTTAACCGGAGCCGACATTGACCGCAAAGCCATGCGCGTGCATATCCGCCGGTCCGTCTATTACGACCACGGCGCGAAGATCAAGGAGCCAAAGACAGCCGCCGGTGTGCGGGAGGTCCCGCTCCTGCCCGCCTTGGATGCGCTTTTGCCGAAAAAACTGCCGCAGGGGTACCTGTTTGCCGAGCCGGACGGCTCGCTGCTGACAGACGGCGACTTCCGCAAGCTCTACAAGGCGTACTGCGCTGCCAGCGGTGTGACGGTTTCTCTGCATCAGATCCGGCACGGCTATGCGACCGCACTGTTTGAGGCTGGCGTAGACCCCAAGACGGCGCAGAAGCTGCTCGGTCATGCGAAGCTGTCCACGACAATGGACATCTATACGCACGTCTACGGTGACGCGATCGCCGCCGCAGCGGAGAAGATGAAAAAGAGCTTTTAACCAAACCTGTGAACACAGTTGCAAACACAAAATGCGCAGAATGCCTGATACACAAGGGGCGAAATAGAGTTTCCTCCTCTCGTTCGTTGTAGAATGAAAATCCCTGATATTGCTGAATATTTCAGCAATATCAGGGATTTTCTCCGTTTTCATCTTGCTCGTTTCTGCCCGTTTTTGCCAGTTATAGGGCGTGCTGTGAACACAGCGGCGAACACAGACAATCAGTCCTTGCCCTTGACGATGCCGCAGTAGTAGGCGGACATCTTGGTTTTAGGGCCGGGGCCGTCCTCGTCGAGGAGGAAGGCGCGGGCAAGCTCCGCGAAGAACTCCGGCGTCGCGACGCCGAAATGAGAGGCGACGCCGAAGTAGTCGGAATACATCATGTTTACGGCGATCCACCAGCACCAGGGCGAGACCTCGTCGCGGCTCACGCCGAGGCTCTCGGCGAGCGATGAGGTCTGCTCCATGCTCCAGTGCGCGCCGGTGCTGCCGTCCGTGTTGCGCATGTGCTGAGCCCACTTCTCGGCGTCCGCCTGGGTAAAATCGCCGCAGCCGCACAGGCTCGGCTCCACCTCGTCGAGCAGCATCCAGCCCTCGAGCATGGCGCGGATCGCGCCGGAGGAGCGCTCGCTGGCGGGCATAGCCATGTACTCAACGAGCGCGCCCTTGATCTTGTCTTTATAGGCTTTAACGTGATCTCTGGTCAGCATCTCCATGCTGCACCTCACAGCTTCTCGACCGTGACCGCGAGGTTGTTGACGACCGACTCCACGCCGCCGAGGATCAGCGACAGGAGCGAGCTCTCGCAGCCGCAGACGTTGCGCACGATGGCCGTGATGTCAAGGTTGGCGATGCCGGCCGCCGCGACGGTCTGAGACGCGGTCGCGCCGATGATGGCCACGCCGTCTTTCTGCGCGGTCAGGCTGACTGTACCGGCCGCCGTGGGAGCGAGCGTCGCGGAGATGTTGACGAGGTAGTAGCCCTGCCCGCAGAGCGTGATAGTGTTGCCATCCTGACGGATGTTGCAGCCGTAGCGGCGCGTGGTGGTCCCAAACGGCACGATGCCGCCGACCTCGACGGTCGGTGCGCTGACGTTGGTGGTATAGATCGCAGACTTACTCATATTGATTCGGTCCTTTCATAAAATTTTGAAAGGCGGAGCAGCTGTTGCCGCCCCGCCTTGCCTCGCCAAATAGGGCGTTACCATATACCCCTTGCGGAGAAAATGGTTTAGATGTTGCCGTTGTTGTAGGCGCCGCAGCCGGCGACCGCGAACTGCGGCACGATGCCGTAGCCGTAGGGCGTGGTGCGGGGGATGCCGCACAGCGCTGCCTGCAGCTGGAGCTGGTTGATCTGGTTCTGCATGTCCGCCATGCGGTTGCCCGCGATGGCGTCGAGGATCTTCTGCGTCTGCGCGGTGGTGTTGGCGTTGATGCTCGCGGTGTTGAGCGCGCCATTGTAGTTGACGCTGTCGATGCCGCGGAGGATGTTGCAGCAGCACTCCTGCTGATGCGCAAAGCCCTCGGCCGTGGCAGCCTGCAGATCGCGCAGCTCGCCGAGAATGTTGTAATTTCCGTCCTTGACCGCGGCCTGGTTGTCATAGGCAGCCTGACGCACGGCAGCGACGGTCTCGTTGTTCTGGCGCTCGAGCGCCGCGAAGTCGGTGGCGCGCTGAACGTCGCCGACCGTGGCGTTGCGGTCGCCGGTACCGCGGTTGCTCCAGTTGCCAAAGCCGCCGCCCATCAGAGCGAGGATGGCAAAGAGCCAAAGGCCCTCATTGCCGAAGCCTCCGAAGCCGCCGCCCTGAACAGCGGCGATGTCGGCAGGGGAAAGACCTTCCGTCATTGTTGTTTACCTCCGAAAAATATATTTCCGAACGGTGTGCACCCCGTCTGGATCACTGGAACTGCGCGAGGATCGTCTGCGGGTCGACGCCCTGCTGCTGGCAGAGCGCGTAGAACGCGCCGCGCATATCGGTGCCGCCCTGCTGCGCCTGCCGGAGCTGCGCAAGTATTGGATTGGACTGTGCCATCTGCTCCAGTGCGGCGATGGGATTGCGCGCGGCCTGATAGGCTTTGTAGAGACCAACGGCCCCGCTGACGTCAGGACTGCTCGGCGCTGCTGCTGTCGGTGCGGCGCTTGCCTGCGGGTTTAGCAGGCTCAGCATCGGGTTGGTGGGCACTTAACATCTCCTCCAATCTGGTCAGTCTCGCGCTGAGGTCGTCCACGTTCACCGCGGGGGGCTCGGCGTGCTGGGCAATGTCAAAGGGCGTGACAGTGAGGTAGCCGGCTCCGTCGGTCCGGCAGAGCCAGACGAGGGGCGCGGTGTCGTCGAGGGCGAGCACGGAGCTGTTGGGAGCCATTTGCAGGGCCTCTGCGCCGCGTCTGCCGGTCACATGGATAATTTCATACCTCGGGGCCGCGGAAGCGCGCAGGGCGGGCGCTGTGGGCGCGGGATATGGGTAATAGGGCTGGTAAGGGTTGCCTGCGGGATAATTCATGCGCTGCACCTCCTTTTGTTCTGCCTCTATCGTACCGCGGTTTACGGCTTAAGAACTGCCCGCAAACTGCCCGCGTTCTGCCCTGCCCATAAAAAAAGAGCGCCGACGATTAGTCGGTGCTCTCGTTTTGTCCGTCTGCGATTTTGTGATAGGCGCGGCGGCGCAGCTTGGCAAGGCCGTCCACGCTGAGGTGGAGCAGCTCCGCCGCCTGCACGCAGGACCGCCCGCGCACGTCGCACTCGATGAGGCTCGCGGCCTCGTCGGGCGGTAGGTCGAAGGAACGAATGTAGGAAATGGCCCTGCGCGGAGCCATCGCGGAAAGTTGAGCGCGGATCTCTCTGTGCTGTGTGTCCATAGAGGCACCACGGCTTGCAGGCGCCCACGCGAGGGAAAGTGTTGCAGACTTCCCACCGGTTTTCCTTTCCGTGCCCGAATCGGGCACAAATCATTTTACGGTTTTGAGGATGTACGCGGCGAGGTACTCCCCCCACGCCGTCTGCGTCGCGGGGCCGAAGGAGTTATCCACATCCAGCTCATAGCCGCAGGCGTTGAGAAGCCCTTGCAGCTTCCCGACCGCCGCGCCCTTGTAGCCGCGCGTGAGCACGGTCTTGTCCGCGGGGTATTTCGGCACGCCGAAGCCCCGGATATAGCGCCCATTGACGGGGAGGACGCGGTACGCGCACTCGTGGGTTTTGCCCTTGTTCCCCTCGAACACCGTGATTTTCTGCCCGTCGCAGGCGGTCACGATGCCCGTGTGGTTGGGCGCGCCGGTGCAGTCCGTGAGGGCGTAGTCCTTGCGGTCATTCCAGCAGTAGAAGACCTGCTCGCCGATTTGGGGGATGTGCGCGTCGTCCTCGATCCATTGGCCGCGCGCCTGATACCATTTCACCTGTTCACCGCAGCTGCACTCGATGGGGATGACCTCTGTCAGACCGCAGAGGATCGCCGCCGCAGACACCATCGCCGCGCAGTAGTCGTCCGAATAGGTGAGCCTGTAGCCGCGCGGGTGCGGGAGATAGCTGTTGTAGGCGTCCACAATGCTTTTATGCACCGCGTCGCCGCGCACGGACCCCTCCCACGCGGTTAAGGTCTCAAGAAACCTCTTCATTTTTCTTCTTTTCGGTCTGCGTGCCAAAGTAAAAGGCGATGACGGTCGTGAAGATCGTCAGAAACTCCGTCCCGCTGATGCTGCCGCGCAGGGCAAGCACCGAGAAAACCGCCGTGAGCGCGATGGTCACGATGCTCTTGACCGTGAGAAGATTGGCAATTCGATTTTGCATTTTTTTGCCTCCTTTACAAAAACCGCACGGCATAGAATTGCCGTGTTTGTTTGTTGATCTTGCTGCACGCCGCATGGATGGCGGCGACGTGCCCGCCGTCTAACATGACGGCGTATTCCAGCTTGAGCTTGTCCCGGCAAAAGGCGTTGACCTGCTGCGCCGTCATGTTCTTGCAGTACACGCCGTAGAGCATCCCGCCCTTGTAGCCGATGACGGTATGATCCGTGCGCCGCAGAACATCCGAGAAACGCCCTGTGAAGCCCTCTGCGGCAGGGTTATAATTGCCGAGCAATCCCATGCCCCCGACCGCCCACACGACGTCACCCAGCGCCGCCGCCGAGGACACGCGGGCAATGCGCACAGCGCCGTCCGTGGTCTTGTAGAGCACGCTCTCGGGGCGAGGATAGTGACAGCTCCAGTCGCGCACGACCTTGCCGCCGCGCACGAGGATGCTGCACGGCTGCCCCTGCCACGAAAAGCTCCCCGAAATGCTGTTCTCCGGCAGCCGCCCGCTTAGGTTGAGCGGGTCAATGTCGCGGGCGAGGATGCAGGGCTGCCCGTACAGCTCGACGTTAAGGGGCCAGCAGTCCGCGCCGAGCTTGGCGGCGATGTCGCTCATAGTCTGGTTGCCGATGTAGCCGTTGTCCAGCGCGCCCACGGAGCGCTGGATGGCCTTTATCATGCGGATCTCCTCTGAGGTCGAACCCTTGACGTCTCTCACGAGACCACCTCCCACTCGTCGATCTCCGACTTGATACGGTCGATAAAGCTGTTGCCGCCAAGCGCCTTGTAGCCTCGATAAAGGTAGATGAAATCCTCAAGCTCATACTGGCGGATCGTCTGACTTTCGCGGTGCTTGTAGTAGGTGTGCAGCATGTCGTGCCGGAGCTGGCATTTGAGCGCGTCGGTCAGCTTGTCCAGCCCCAGCAACTTGTTGCGGATGGGCTTAATGAGCATCGCCAGCGCCGCGAGGATGACCGTGATCTCCGAGCAGGTCGATGCAACGGTCGATAGGTTCATAGGCATTCTCTCTTTCTGCCGCTGCGCGGCTATTATTCGGTCGCTTCCGTCCAGCCGTACACGCCCGGCTCCCACACGTTGTTGTCCACGCTGCTCGTCCAGTGCTTGCCGTTGTGGCTCACCTTGTCGCCCGCAGCGTAAGCGTCGTGCGCGCCGACGGGCTGGCTCCACGCGGGCCACTCCTCCGCCGGGTCTGCCGCCACGCTCCATAGGCTCACCGCCGTGTCCGGCGTCCAGTCGGCCTGCGAGGTGTGCGCCTGCACGCATTTGTAGAGCGTGCCGTTGTAGCGGCGGAGCTGCCCCACGGTGTAGGCGACGGGGTAGGCCCATTCGCCGAACAGCTCCGCGTGCTCGCTCGCCGTTACCGCGTCAAGCCCGCCGCTCTCCGCCAGAGCCACAAAGGTGATGGCGGCCGCGCTCTGCACACTCGCAAGGCTGCTCGCCAGCTCTTCGTTGGTGGGATGGATAACAGGCTCGGGCTTGCCGTCGTCCTCGATGGTGTATTCGCCGTTGTAGGCTTCCGCTTTGGCGATTTTCTCGTTGGCTTCGCTCCATTCCGAAGTCACTCCAGAGAACAGCTGCTCAATATTCGGATGTTCTTCCGTACCGCGGTTGACCTCGGTGCAGAGTTGGTACTTGATAACTTTCATGGCGTTCCCTCCTTAGTCTGTGGTTTTGATGTAACGCATGAGTGCCACGGTATTGTACTCCGATACATCGCTGACGCCAGATATAGAGGCAAGTGTAATGTTGACGTTGTCCACTCCAATAGTATAATGATTAACATACGGGACTATATTGCTATTGCTCATCTGTGCCGTTATAGTGATTGGGAGGCAGTTGCTTATGCCATGAGCAACCAGCTTCGATGTGCCAGGAGCTGGGAACTTACCGCAGTCCACTGCCTTGGCATACACCGGCTTGCCGAGATATCGCTCGGTGGTTTTGTATTCCACCCCAAGCAGCATAGGCGGGTTTTGGTATTCCATCACGGCCACAAGGGTCTCTCCGCTTGGTAGCGTATCATCAGCGGAAATGAATGTCGGAGTAGCAAGTGTAATCGGATTGTTTCCGCAATTACAAAGTTGCAAATTCCAAGTATTTTTCCCCGCTCCAGATACATAGAGGTCCAAAGCATACGTATCCCCAATTGCAACGAGCCGTGCATTGGAAATATATGGACTGCTATTGTTTTTACCAGCGCTCCTCAAACATTGGAGTCTTCCATGTGTATTGGGAGTTGAAGATACGCCTAAGAGCAACTCGGACGGGCCTCCGTTCGCCCATGCATGGGAGACTGTAAGATACCCACTTGTGTTGAAGTCAGAGAATGGCTCCGTGATTCGATACCAGCCGATTTGCCCACCAACATTGGGTATATATAAAAACTGTCCATTCAACGCGGAAATGTTCCCCCTCGCCTGCTGCTTCTGCGCGTCGATGAGGGCCTGCGCTGCGTCGTAGCGGACCGCGCCCTGCACGGTGTCTGCCCCGATGTTCGCCCGGGCCTGCGCCTTCTGCGCGTCGGTGAGTGTCTGGGCCGCGTCGTAGCGGACGAAGTTGCTGGAACCGCCCACGGGGCCTTCCGGGCCTTGGAGGTTGCCGACATAACGCCAGTTGGAGATCGTTGGGTCATACATGTAAAACGCATACGGCGGCTCTGTGCCAACACCATAGGTGTCACCGGTCCCGGGAGACGGGACGGCTGCATTTAGTGCGGAAAGTGTTTCGTAGTAGCCAAGTACCATAAAGTTCTTTCCATCCGCGCCGTCGGCTCCTTTGGCTCCCCTTTTTCCCGCGGGCCCCTGCGGCCCTTTGATCGCGGTCAGAGACGTTAGCGTAAAAACGTAGACCCAATTCGCGGAGCCCTTGAGGTAGACTTTGCCGTAGTCCTCCGAGGATGTGTCGGTCGTCAGAATCAGCACAAACTGCCCCCGTGTGACGTCGGTCCCCGAAAAATCGCTGTTCATGGCCGAGACGCTGTCGTATTCCTTCGTAATGCCAATGGGGACGCCCGCCGAGGCGAGCAGCGCGTCGATCTCCTCGCCGGAGTAGCCGGACATGTAATAGTCTTGCAGCTTGGAGAAGATCTCCTCCAAAACTGCGACTCTCTGTTCAATCGTCATTAGAATCACCTCACACGATGAAAAGTTTGTTCAGGCGGTCGAAAAACAGCCCGCCGCCACGCTGGACAAACGGCCCAGACCGTACTTGCCCGAATTTCCGGTAGTAGAGAATGATGCAGCCGGGCTTGCCGGAGCCGCCGGTGCCAGCGGAGCCGCCGTTTGCCGTTCCTCCGGCGATGGCTTTGGCTGTTACGTAAAGGCTTTGATACGGTTTATCGCCGTGAATATATGGCGCGGTCCCCTCCAGCGTGCAGCGCGCGGATGCAGCGCCGACCTTTCCGGCGCCGCCTCCACCGCCTCCGCCGCCTCCGCCGTCTCCGTAGTTTTTGCCATCAATGCCATTTGCGCCGTCGCCACCGTTTCCACCGTGTGTTGCGTAAACGTATCCATAGCCGTCTGCAAGGAATGAAAAGCCAGAAGGATTGGAAAAGGACAAACTTGTTATCCGACCAACAGCTCCATCAGAATAAACATACGAAGCATCACCGCCTCGAGTCCCCACCGCGTCGCCAGAGCCGCCGCCCGCACCGCCGCCGCCAGCACCGCTGAGTGTCCAGGCCAGTGTAAGCTTTGCATTAAGCCATGAGTTTGATGTGTCTTGTTTTGTATCGGTGGAGCTGCCGCCTGTTCGCCCAGCGCCGCCGGAAGCGGTGCCGGCCGAGCCGCCGTCTTTCCCATCGGAGCCTCCATCAGCGCCGTTTTGCCCATTTGCGCCCTTTCGCGCAAAAAACTGCTGCGTAACGACATCGTAAAAGCCTGTGTCGGAAGCCGTACCGTTTGCGCTTGTCAGCGCGCCAAATGTGCTTTCCGTGTCGGTTGCCGCATAGGAAAATTTTTGGCCCGGCGTTACTTGGATCGACGCTTCAAGGACTTTTCCGCCAGCGCCGCCTACGCCGCCAGCGCCGCCTTTACCGGCAGCTCCGGCAGTTACAGATGCGGAAGCGGAAATGCTTCTGGTGTTGTCGGAAGCGGTAGGCTGCCAACTGGTTTGATCATTGTTTTTTTGGCCAAAGCCGCTGCTGCTGGACGTGCCGCTGCTTCCGTCTGTTCCGTCTTGACCTTTCCCGATCACGACCGCGCGGAGCTCCGTGACGCCCTCCGGGACCGTCCACACGCCCGAGCCTGTGAGGATGACGCGTTCGTCAAAATACTCCGACGATTCCGGCTGCGGGGGCAGAAAGCCGACGAGTGCCGAGGTGCGGGACTTGAGCAGGCCGGAGATCTTCGTCTCGCGCGAGGCGATGCAGGCAAGCGTCTGCTGTTTGTCCCACTCATTCCAGAGCGAGACGACGTGCCCGGCGTGCTCAGCTGCTGGGTTGACGTCCACGGTGAGCTGCTCGCGGCAGGCGTAATAGGCTGCCATGCGCTGCGCGACCGCGGAGGAGTTGACGAGCGAGACGAGCGTCGCGTCGGCGATTTCCTCGACGTTCTTTGCCGCGCCCTCGGTCACGGTGCGCGTGACGACGCGCCGGTTGTGGACATAGCTTTTGCCGGTGAGCTTGCCGGTGCCCGCGGAGAGGACGGCGTAGTTTGCGCCGCTCTCAAGGACGGTGAAGCCCTCGGCCGTGAGCGTGTGCGCCGGCTCGTCGAACTCGATCACGTCGCCCTGCTGGGCCGTGCCCTCGAAGAGCGTGACGTCCTCCGTGCCGGCAATGTACTGGTGCTCGGTGACGGCGACCGCGCTGACGGGATCGAGGTATTTGACCTGGATGTTCGCAGCATGGACGCTCCCGGGGCCGATGATGCTTGCCGTGCCGTTCCAGAGCTTCTGCACGCGCAGCGTGCCGTTCTCGTCCGTGTGCAGCCACGCGCCGATGGCAAAGAGCACCTGCACGAGGCTGTCGCGCGCCGAGGCGATGGGCAGCCAGCCGTAGAGCTTGATGCCGCGGTAGACGGTCTCGATGAGCACAGGGATGTCGCCGCAGATCTCCGCGACGACCTCTGCGACCGTCTGCCCGGTGTAGATGCCGCCGCGGTGCGGCCGGACGATTAGCAGCCCGACCGCAGAAAGCGCGGAGAGCGTGTAGAGCTTCGGCCCCACGCGCGTGACGCTCTGCAGGTAGTAGACGCCGACGCGGCTGCCGGAGCGGAAATACTCGACCTTGTCGTTTTTCTTGAAATTCCGGATCGTGCCCGAATCGGACAAAACGGTGATGTCGAGCGTGTCGGCCTCGAGCGCGTCCGCGCGCAGCTCCTTATACTCGCCCAGCACGCCGGGGGACTTTGCGGGCAGGGCGTTGTCCTCGGCGAGGAGCTCGCCCTTGTATTTTACGGTGTTCAGACTCATCATTTGGCCCTCATGGTCACGCGGAAGCCCCTCCACCAGTGCGTGCCGCCGTCGTCAAGCAGGACGGACACGGTGTCGACCGTGGGGTGCGCGGTGATGGTTTTCTCCGCGCCGCTCCAGGGGTCGAAGTAGCGGAAGAGGACTTCGTTTTTAAGACACGCCGTCAGCAGCGCGGTGATGCGCTCGGTCGGCGCGTCGTTGGCAGTGCCGACGATCGTCGGCTTGATGGAAAGCAGGTCGCGTAGCTCGTCGCCGGAGCACATGAGGCCGCCGTTCTCGCCCTCGCGGAACTCGTAGGTGACCTCATAGCCGTACTTGTGGAACAGGTCGGTGAAGTCCTGCCCATCCACGATAGCTGGATATTTCGCCATCAGGTGCCCTCCTTTCCGGCCAGCGGGGTGCCGCGCCGGCGGCCCTCGGCCTGCATGAGCGGGTACTGCTTGCGCGCGAGCGTCTGACCGTCCAGCTCGAGCGTGACGTCAATGGTCACGTTCTCGCGCCGTGCGGCGCTCTGTGCGGTCGCGGGAGACGGGGCAGTGGTAGATGCCGACGGAGCGCCGGGCGCGCCGTAGCGCGCGGCGGAGCGCCAGAGCGCGGCCTCCTGCGCGTTGAGGACGGCCTCGCCCATGTGCAACTCAGCACGGTAGCCGTCAAAGGGGACATAATTCAGGCCGGAGGCGTGGGAGCCGTTGTAGCCGCGGGCAAAGTCCTTGAGATACTGGTCGTAGGCCGCGGCGTTCTCGGAGCTGGTGTTGCGCTGCGGATTGCCGTTGATCTTGATCTCGTTCAGTTTATCCACAAGCCGCTGCGCTGTTTCGATCACGGCAATTATGGCGTTCACGACCGACGCCGAGAACTCATTCCACGCCGTGGCAAGCGGCACGAGCATTTCACCGAGCGTGGCCATCGACTGATTTAATTCGAGCTGAGATCGGTTCATCTCGATGATATCGGCCGACGTTTCTCTGAAACTGTTGGATGCTTCAACCATGCCGCCGGTTGACAGTGCCGACATAATGATATTTGTGCGCTCCGCTGCGGAATTTGTGGATGCGAGCAGCTCATTAAATTCGTCTTCATTGCTGCCTGCACGGTTGAGTACATCAGCGAGATTGCCGGTCACTTTACCAAGCGTTACTGTGTCAGCGATTGATTCTGCAAGGCTGTCAATAGGTACACTGTCGCCCAGTAAAATGTTTGCGCCAGTTACAGCGTCAACCATTACCTTTAAGTCCTCAAAACTTAACCTAAGTGTTGCAAGATTGTTTGCTGCAGTAACTGATGCTTCGGTGTCGCCCGTTACCTCATAAAACCTGGTGAATATTGCTTCCGCCTGTTCAGCTGAATACCCAGCTTGTTCAAATGCGACCTCGAGTTTTCCAGTCGACTCTCGGTATTCCGCGGTCGATTCTACGATCTCAAAGATCGCGTCTTTGACCGCCTTTGCGCCTGTGACGATGGCGCCGCCAACCAGCAGCCCCTTGAGGTTGCCGAGCGCTGAAGTTACGCCGCCAAGGTTAAAGCTGCCGTCCTCGTTGCGCAGGCCCTTGAGTGCGCCACCGATGCCGCCAAGGCCATCGTCGAGATCATCGGTTTTGTCTGCGGCATCCTTGACCGCCTTGCCGTAGCCGTCGATGCTTTTCGCGCAGCCATCCGCGCTGTCCTCGGCCTCTTTAAGCAGTTTGTCGTTCTCGCTCAGCTCGTCGTTGAGCTTCGCGAGCGCGGTCTCCGCGCTTAAGAGCTGCCGACGGTAGCTGTCGGTGCGGCTGTCCGCCTCGCCGAAGGCCTCCGTCGCCTCCTCGACCGCGCCCTGCAGGGAGACGATCTTGCCGACCTGCTGCTCAATAGACTTCTTGAGAAGGTCGTGCTTGGCGCGCAGCGCTTCGGAGCTGTTTGCCTGCCCCTTGAACTGCGCGTCGACGAGCTTCATTTCCGCGCCGAGGTTGCCGAGCTCGCGGTTGACCGCCGCAAGCTGCTTTTTGTATTCCTGCTCGCCATCGATGGCAAGCCGTGTGGTGATCTGGCGTACTGCCACCGCTCACCCCTCCTCTCTTTTCAGTCCGCGCCGCCGCTCCTCAAGCGTCTGCAGGTCCATGACCTGCCCGGGCGTGAGCAGCAGCCCCTCGCGCAGATTCAGCCGCAGGAACTGCGTGAGCAGCTGCAGCCAGTGCGCGCGCGTCACGGAGATCCCGTTTTTTTTTGAAGCTCCACCAGGCCGAGGTCAAGGTCGCCCGTCTCTTTTTCCTCGCGCCGGAAGCCGAGGACGATGGCGGCGAGGATGGCGTCCTTCGCCGCGGCGACCTCGCGCGGGGCGAGGTTGACGCGGAAAAACTGCTCGGTGAAGATGGGGCCGTGCGTCTGGCCCTGCCAGCGGCGATACAGCTCGCCCTGCTCAGAGAGCTTGAATAGGTAATAGCACACCGCCTCAAAACTCTTCTTGCCGCTGCCCTTGATAGGATCGGTGATAAAGCCCTTGGTGCCGAATTTATCGTAGAGATCAAACAGCGCCTGCCCGTTGAGGCAGAGATACAGGGGCTGCCCGCAAAGATCAACTTCGTGTAGTTTCATATTTGCCTCCGATTTCTAAAAAAGGCGCAGCGGGGGCGCTGCGCCTTCCTTGGTGTTCTCAGCCGCCGGCGGCCTTGACCTTGCCGTTGACCCACGTCTTCGCGGCGGCCTCGGTCGTGAGCTCGTCGCTCTCGATGCGGTAGTCGCCGGTGTTGCAGGCGTCCACCGAGAACGTCAGCTTGGGGCTGTCGAGCACAATGGTCTTCTGCTTGGTGTTGTAGGTGCGCCCGTCGAGGCTCGCCTTGACCTTGGGGTAGAAAATGCCCTTGTAATATTTCGAGCCGTCGGCCTTGATGTTGGTCGTGTGGAAGCCGAGGCAGCCGTAGGGCGCGGTGTCGTTGTTGGAGAAATGGATGTCCTTCGCGCCCTCGGTGCTGTCGATCTGCGCGCCGGTGACGGCCGAGGCGGTCTCGTTGGGCAGCTCCAGCACGCCGACGGCAAGCGAGCCGTCGACAAACTCGCGCAGGTAGATCTTGCGCACATCGTCCGCGCGCGATTCGACCTCGGAAAAGTTGAGCGTTTCGGCGACGCTCATGAGGTCGCCGAGCTTCATCGGCGTGCCGTAGTTGGGCAGCGCGTCCTCCGGCTCGGGGTTTGACGCCGCGAACGGCGCCCACTGGAGATTTTTCGCTCCGTACTGAGGCATAGTTGTGCCCTCCTTTACAGGTTTTTGGATTCGAGGAATCGGTTGTAGACCATAAACTCTGCGGTCGTGGTCTCGTCGGCGCACTTCTCGTTGGCCTTGCGGATAAAGCCGCGCGCCTGGATGCTATCCGTGCCGTACTCGTTGACGTAGGCGATCTCGGCGTTGCGCGTGGTCGTATTGCCGCGCCGGCGCGTGCCGGTAGGCGTCACATAGATGCCGCGCTCGCCGTTTTTCACCTTGACCTTGCCCTTTTTGATGCACTCCGCCGTGATGCCGGTCGAATAATCGCGTTTCTGTCGGCTGTTGCGGTAGCCGCCGGGCTTGCCGAGCTTGCGCGCCTCGGCGCGCTGTGCCTCGACCACCACGTCAGCCCCGGCGTTGAGCATCGCGTCATGCACATCGTCGGGCAGCTCCGCGACCTGCCGCATCGAGAGGACGAAGGTGTCCAGCCCGTCAAAGCGGATCTCAGCCACTGCGCTCATCTCCCAGCCAGCGCCCGACCGCATCGAACTCAAAGACATAGTGCTGTCCTGTGTGGTCGGTCGCGTTTTCGATCATCGCGGGGGAAAAGTCCTCCGCGGCTGCAAGCGCCGCCCAAAGTGCGCGGCGCGTTGGCACGGTGTTCGTCTTGAGCGGCGCGAAGTAGTGCAGCTGCACGAGCGCGTGCTGCAGCTGCGCGGTGTCGTCGGCAAGCGCCTCGGGCTCGAGCGGAAAATTGAACGTGCAGTATTCCTCCGGCGGCGTTTTGTTCGCCTCCGTGACCAGCAGATCCGGCACGCACACCGGCACGATCGGCGTCACGACCGCGATGATTCTCTCATTCAGCGTCATACCTTGCCCTCCTGCGTAATGCGCTCGCACCAGAACTCCATGTACTTCCCCTCGTCGCCGTAGGTGTTGACGTAGAGGATGTTATAGTCGCGCCCGTCGTAGCGGATCAGGAGCCGCCGGTCAAGCAGCTCCGGGTTCGCACGCGTGAGAAAGCGCACCTTCGCCTCGCCGAACTCAGCATTTGCCCGGATCAGCTCCGTGCCGCTCGTCTGCGAGAACTGCGCCCAGGTCTCGCGCACGAGCTCCGGCTCGCCGGGGACATCGTAGCCGTCGGCGTCCTTTTTCGGCGTCTTGCGCAAAAACTGGATGCGCTTCGAGAGTTTGCCTGCATCGACGTGCATCACGCGCCTCCTTCCGCTCCCTCGCCCGTGCCCGATTCGGGCACGGGCTCGGTCAGCTTGAGCTGGTTGAGCATCCGCCGGAAGGCGGGGTTGTCTCCGAGCGTCCCATCGACCGCCGTGTCGCGTCGGTCGTAGAGGTCGAGCGCGAGGTACTTAACGCATTGCAGATACATCGCATAGCGCGGCGAGCCGTCCTGCGGCTCGCGCACGCCCGCGCCGGCGAGGTAGGCCGCTGCCGCGTCCACAAAGCCGGGGAGCTCCGCGTCGTCCGCCTCCACGCGGCAGTAGGCGGCGATCTCGATCAGCCTCTCGCGCAGCATCGCTTAGCCCCCGCTCTTGGGCAGATTCGCGATAACGAAGCCCTTGTCTACGATCAGGTTGCCGCCCACCATGGCGTCGCCCAGGATGGTGACCATGCGCTCCACAGCCTTCACGCTGTCATCCACCCGCACGGTGTAGTCGCCGAACAGGCCCAGCTCGTAGTTGGCGGGATCGCCGTACAGCATGGTCTGGATGGCAGCGCTGCCAGCGGTGGAGACAGACAGGGCGGTCAGGTCGCTGACGATGGTGTAGGGCACGATGTTGCCGCCGTCCTCGATGGTGCCAATGTTGGGGTTGCCCGTGGCGGGGTTGATCTTGAACACCCGCTGCTTGTCGCTGTTGCGCAGCTTGCCGATGGCCTTCAGATCCGTCTTGTTCAGGTACAGCCGGGCATTCTGACCGATGGCCTCGTCGCTGCCGTAACTGAAAAACAGGTCATCCAGCAGGTTCTCGTCGATGCTGGAAACATCCACGCTGGCCGCGATCCCGGCGCCCGCCACGTTCTTGGCGTTCTTGATGCCGAACATATCGGGGGATGCCTGGCCGTCGCCGTTGACGATCAGAGACGCCAGCTTTCGGCGCATGGCACGCATCGCCATGTTGTAGATCTTGGTGTAGTAGTCGGCGGGACTCAGGCGGGAGATATTGCGGTCGACAAACTGGGTTACGTTGAGCTCGTAAGGGCTGATCTTGGCCACGCCAAAGGTGGGGTCGGCGCTGGTAGTGCGGGCCTTGCCTGCGTTGGTGGTCACCTTGCCGCCCTTGGCGTCGATCTCAGAGATCACATAGGGCTCCAGGAAGCTGCCCATGCCGGTCAGGTTCTGAACATAGACCTGATCCACGATGGAGGAGACCACGTTGCCCAGAGGGTCGCGGATGTTGATACCGGCGCCGGTGGGCTCCACCAGAGTGCCGGTGGCCAGAGTGATGGAGTTCATCACGGCCCGGCGGGTCTCGTCGGCGGTGAAGGTCACGGCCTTGCCGGTCATGAGGGCATGGCCGCGCTCCTCGGCCATGTCGCGGGCCTCTGCGCCGGTGGGAGCAGGAGCGGCCATGATCTTGCGGTCCTGCTCGGTGATGAGATCCTGGATGTTCTGGATGCGGCCGTTGAAATCACGGACATCCGCCATGGCGGAATCGTAGTCCGTCTGATTGCCCGCATCCAGAGCCGCCTGCGCGGCTTCCAGACGGGCGGTGCGCTGGGTGGTCAGATCCACCAGATCGCGTCTGAGATTGTTCATGTTTTGCTACCTCCGTTTAAAATCTGATTTTTTCCAGATCCAAGCGGGCCTGTGCCTGCCAGTCTCCGGTATCTGCATCGGGCTCACCGCCCGTTGATGCTGTGGGTGCCGTCTCCGGCGCGGGGTGCTGCTCCGCCATGTATCTGGCCCGCAGCTCCGTGATGTCCGGCATCCCGGCGCATCCCAGTGCACGGATGCCGCTGCCGATGGCATTCATCACGTTCTGTGGGGCAATACTGGCCGTCTCGCCGATGATGCCGTCCGCCAGACCGCAGTCCACGGCCTCCTGAGCCGTCAGCCACGTCTCGGCGTTCATCATTCGGCGGAACTCCGCACGGTCGGCCTTGCCGCCGGCCTTGAGCTCGTAGGCGTTGAGAATGGCCTCCCGGGTGCTGTCCAGCATCTGCACGCTCCGCAGATGATCTCCACGGTCCCCGCTGGTGCGGGTGGACGGCAGATGGATCATCATCTGCGCCACCGGGGAGATCTGCACCTCGTCACAGGCAAGGCACATGTAGCTGGCCGCGCTGGCAGCGAGGCTCTGGACCTCGGCCACCGTGTGGATGCCGGAAGATCTCAAAACGCTGTAGATCTCAGACCCGGCAAACACGCTGCCGCCGCCGCTGTTGATCTCCAGCACCAGCTCCTCGCCCTCCGGGGTGGACGCCACCGCGTCCCGCACCGCCCTGGGCGAAAAAGCCGCGAAGCCGAACCACTGGTAGATCTCCACATCGTCATCGGCTGCGACGATGCCGTTAAGTGTTACCCGCATTTGCGTTCCCTCCGTTTCTCTGTTCGCTGAGCCGTGCCCAGTCCTTCAGGGGGACATAGTTCAGGCTCTCCCGGCGCTCATCGCCGCCCTCCACATCCGGAAGGTCTTCCAGCGCCCGGATATCGTTGACGGAAAACACGCCGTTGTTCCTCTGGTTGGTGTACCAGGCGCCACGGCTGGCCGTGTCGCCCTTCAGTTCTGCCATCATGTTGATGCGGATCTCCAAGCCCTGCCGCAGCTCCGTGTTTGTCAGCAGCTTCCACGTCTGCTCCTCCGCGTACTGGTTGACAATGGGATGAAGGGTGCTCACCACATACTCGATGGCGTTCTGTTCGTTGCTGCCGTAGGCCTGCTTGCCCTCTTGCAGCTTGTAGAGGGGCACGCCGAAGTATCTGGCGATATCCCGGATGGAGACCTCCTTGTTCTCTACAAACTGGGCGTCCTTGTTTGTGGCGGCAATGGGTGTGTATTTCAGCCCCAGATCCAGGATTGCCAGCCGGTGACTGTTGCTTGGCCCTGCGTGGACCTTCTCCCACTCGTGCCGCAGCTGATCCTTCCGGGTCTGATAGCTGCCGTCCGGGTTCTGGATGTGCTTACCGTTGACGTCCTCCGCCCAGCCGCCCAAATCGCTGTCGGTCTCCAGCACGCCGCTGGGCTGGCCGCCGTTGGCGTAAAACGCCAGATCATACGCCTGCGCCGCATGTGCCGCTGCCAGCACATCACTGGCCCGCCGCAGGGGCGAGATGCACGTCAGGCCGTCCCGTGTAGTGGCTTTGTAGTGGCAGATGTCCTCGTTGGGCAGCACCATGGGCGTGCCGGTCACCGGATGGGTTACGGTGTACCACACCCGCCCGGCCTCATCCCGCCATAGCTGCACCAGCCACCAGGGCACCGGGATCAGCTCCCGGATGAGCCCCGTCCGTGGGTCCCGGATGATCCAGTCATAGCCGCTGCCTCCTTCATTTCGGCAATTCTCCAGCACCTTCCTCCGGATGCTGGGCGTCATGGCCTCGTTTGGCCGGACATTCAGCAGCCGCAGGAGGTAATGGTCCACGTGCTCCCGCGTCCGGCTGTCCATCACGAAGTTGGGCAGCTTACTGATGGAGTTGCTCAGGATCTCCATGCACCCGTCCACCGCACTCAGTTTCCGGGCGGTGGTCTCGGTCAACTCCCCCACGGCCAGCCCGCCAGATGACATCAGCCCCGTCACCGTCACCGCATCGCTCACGGTGGGCGAGCGTGCGGCCGCCGCGCGCAGGCCCTTGATGATGCTCATGCTTGACCATCACTCCCTTCGTCGTTTGCACTATCGTCAAAGCCGTCAATGACGGCCATTGCGATCATCATGATGCCGCCCACGATCAAGCCGGCGGGCAGGTAAATCATGCCCGCGCCGAGCGTAATGAGCAGCACGCCGAGCAGCAGCGCGGCGTCTCGCAGCTTTTCCACAGTTTTTCCTCCTCACAGCGTAAAGCCCGGACGCGCCATCGCCGCGGCAAGATCGGGCTTCTGATTCCTGGCAACCATCCACACGGCCATCACGATGATGCTCGCGACCGCCGGGTCGATGCGCCCCGTTGACTTATTCTTGAGCGGCTTGATGTTGCCGTTTCCGTCCGCATGGCAGCGGACGTTGCCGAAGGTCCAGCGGAAGCAGGTGTTGTGGACGTGCAGCAGCGTGTGGCGCTGCATCATGTCGTCCGTCTCCTTCATCGCGGGGCTCATATTCTTCAGGTCCTGCGGGATCTCGATAGTCGGCACGATTGGGGAGATCCTCTGCGTGATCGTGCGGCTCAGATAGGGGTCGAAGCCCACCATCTTGAGGTCGTAGCGCTCCCGCGCCTCGCGGATGCGTTCCTCCACCGCGCCGTAGTCGATGACCTCGCCGGGGCAGAGGTCGAGGAAGCCGGCACGCGCCCAGTCCCGATAGGGGACGTGGTCGCGCTTTTCCGCCTCGTCCACCGTCGCCTCGGGCCGCCAGATGCCATAGGGCAGCAGCACCGCCGCGTCCAGCCCCGGCTGGGGCGGGAAGAGCAGAACAAAGGCCGTCAGGTCGCGGCTCGTGGAAAGATCCACGCCGCCGTAGCAGAGCTTCCCGTCCAGCTGCCGCAGCCATTCCTCGCGCTCGCGCTTTTTGCTCGGCCCCCATTGCGTCTTGTCATAGAGGTTGAGCGAGATCCAGCCGACCGCCTTCGTCGTGATCCATTGGTTGAGCCGCAGCCATCGGAATACGCGCTCCTCGGCTTCGCTGCGCTTTGCGCTCGCCGCCTCCATGCGGATGTTGCGCAGGCTCAGATGCTTGCCGAGCGAGGGGTTGCAGAGATACCACAGGCTCTCGTCCCAGATGTCGAGCTTTTCCAGGTCGTCCGGATCATCGCCGAACAGCGCCGTCAGGCCGTAGAGGATCGGCAGCCAGTTTTCCTCGTCACGGCCGAGCAGCTCGGCCTCCGCGTCCGCAAGGTCCTCGTCCCCGACATGCCGGAGGGAGAGGACCGAGCGAACGTCGCCGCCATCGCTCCGGATGCGCCGCAGCTGCCGCGCGTCGCGGATCGCCACGGCTTTCTCGTGGATCTCCCAGCCGATCGAGTTGCGGTCAGGGTCGTCGCCCGCGGTTGTCAGCACGATCCATGCCGGCTGCCGCCGGCTTGCACTCGCCGCTCCGGTCATCAGATCCCACAGCTTGCGGTTTGGCTGAGCATGGAGCTCGTCGAAGATGACGCAGCTCGGTTTCGGGCCGTGCTTGCCCGCCGTCTCGGCGGAAAGCACCTGCAGGATGCCGAGCGTGATCCACTTGTAGCCGCCGTTCTCGGTCCGCACGCGCCGCCGGTATTCGATGATCTTCCGGCTTTCCACGATGTTCAACTCGCCGCGGGCGATCATCTTCGCCGTCCACGGCGCGCTCGTTGCCATGAAGACCGCCGCGCGGTAGACGATGGAAGCGTTGTTCCGGTCGACGGCGCAGAGGTAAACCTCCGCATTCATTTCGCCGTCGGCAAAAAGGTGGTAGAGCGCGAGCGCCGCGGCAAGCTCGCTTTTGCCGTTCTTTTTGGGTATCTCGAGGTAGAGGTACCAGTAGCGGCGCAGCCGCTCCGCGCTCTCCTCCGTGCCCGATTCGGGCGCATCGGCACACATGGTGCCGTAAAACTCCATCAGCGCATCGTGCTGCCAGTCGTAGAGCGAGAAGAGCTTGCCCGTGTCTGTCGTCGGCAGGCGCTCGACGAAGTCGCACACGAACTGCCCCGCCTCGCGGTCAAAATAGTCCGCCATGCTACACGCTCCGCGCCAGGGCGTCCGCCTGCCGCTGCCGCAGCCGCTCGGTGAACTCGTCCGCGCCGCTCTCCGGCGTGAACGCCGCCGCAGGCAGATTACTCGGCAGCACCAGCCGGCAGCGGCTCGACACCGTCAGACCCATGTCGTTCGCGCAGTTGCGCGCCTGCTTAAAGTAGCGCTCCTGCACGCGCCCCCAGCCGTCCGCCGCCTCTAAGTCGCGCGAGTGGGTTGGAGTCAAAGCCAGCGCCCGCTGCACCTCCGCCGTCGCGCTGATATACTCGTGGTGGGCGACCAGATAGCGCCCGAGGTTGTCCGCGTCGAGGTCGGTGTAGAGCCCCACGTCGATAAGCTGCTTGCCGAGCGCGCGAAACTCGCGATGCAGCTCCTTGGGCAGCCATTTGGGCGGCTTCGCTCGCTGCGGCGCAGGCACCACCACCTCACGGTCGCGCCGCGCGTCCTCCTCGGCGCGTGTCAGGTGCTTGCGCCCGTTCCTCACGACCAGATCGGTCGGTTGTCTTGCTCCTGCCATCTCCGCGCTCCTTTCTGCGCTGCCGCCGAATAAATCGCTCCATGTCCCGCTTGAGATACGGGCTTGCCGTCGCGGACATGATCCGCTCGGCCTCCTGCACGGTCATACGGCACCGCCGTGCTTCCCAAGGCTTTTTACAAGCGCCTTTTCGCGGTCAGATAATGTCCAAATGATTTTCCCATCCGCTGACATGCGGGAGTTTTGCTGAGATTCAGAAATGGCAGCTAAACGTGCGCTCATGACTTCCAATGCGGCTTCTTCTGCTTTGGATTTTTTAGCCGCCGCCGCCTCTGACAGCAAGAAGCCGCCGCCAAAAATGGCCTTGCCTTTTTCCTTTTGGGCATCCAGAGCTCGTGTAAATTGAAGGTCCTTATCGGAAAAACACAATGACTGACCATGCTTTGCAAGGTCAAAATCCTGAATGCATAAAACGTTAAGCGGGTAAATGTACCCAGGGATCTCAATGAGAGACTCGCCCCGGTTGCGCTTGTCAGCTTCATCTATCAAAGAAAACAACTCCCCGGAGATCTCCACACGCCACCCCCCCAAATTTGTGACAAAGGACGTATTGACGCGGGCACCGTTTTCGTATGTAACTGAGGCCGAAACGGGCACGTAGTTTGATTTTCCCGCATTTGTGGAAAACAGCGTCAGCGTTGGAGCAAACAAGAAGTAGCGGATGCCATGCTCATCAAAGAATCTGCAAATCTGCGAAAGAATAGAAAACGGCGGGTTGTCGATCACCACGCAGCCGTCCGGGTAAGTCTCGTGCTCATAGTCGCCGCCGGGATAAAATGGCCGCACGACCGGCGCACCCTGCAAACCGTAGTGCTCCACCGTCCAGTCGCGGATCGTTTCGTAGATGTTCTGCGGCGTGTAGCATTCGTCGGCGGTGAGTTTCGGCTTGAATTTATCCACAAATTTCTCATAATCCTCGCTGCTTTCGCTCTCGGCATCTCCCCAAAAGTGGTTTCCTTCTGCCGCTGGTTTTGTCCGCTCGTGGGCGCTGACATGGATCGTCTCGATCTCGTCCATCGTGAAGCCGGTCAGCGAGGTGTCGAAAGAAAGGCTGCTCAGTTCTTCCATCTCAAACTTGAGCCGCGCCGCGTCCCACTCGCCCGTCTCGGCAAGTCGGTTGTCGGCGATGATGTAGGCGCGCCGCTGCGCCTCGCTCAGCTCGCTCACCGTCACATAGGGGACCTCCGTCATGCCCTCGGCCCGCGCCGCCTCCACGCGGCCGTGACCGGCGATGAGGTTGTGCTCCTTGTCGATCAGCACGGGCGAGACGAATCCAAACTGCCGCAGGCTGCGCCGCAACTGCTCGATCTGGTCCGGCCCGTGGATCTTCGCGTTGTTCTCGTAAGGGATCAGCTCGTCGATGCGTATTGTCGGCAGGTCCTTAACCGCCACGCGCACCGGCGTCTGCCCTGCTGTCTGCTTCTTTCCCATGCCTTGCCTCCTGTCGTTTTTCTCCGATGCAGTCCCCGGCCCTCGACGAGCGAGAGCGCGGGGGACAGAACCGTGAAGGCTATGGCCGGCTTCAAGAGCCGGGGACCACACCGGATGTTGTTTTGTTGCTCCTGCGCATCTGGCCCACCGTCGCGGCAGGCCATCCCCGCGGAGCTTCCGCTTGCGGCGACAGCGCCGCGCACTCGAATGCTTAGTCGCTTTCTCCGCCACCGGCGGCGCTCCTGCGCATTCCCCGCCCCTCGCGATTCGAGGGCCGCGGGGTAGGAGGAAATTCATGACCGCCCCGGTCAAAGAGCGGGGAACACGCAGGAGCTTTCCGAAAATTCCCCGTGGGGAAAAAATCTCGCACGAGGGAGGGCCGGCGGTTTTTGAGGGCAGCGCCCAAACTTTCTGACCCCGGGGAGGGGTCTGCAAGGAAGCCCCGCGCGACGCTCTCGCGACGTGCCCGAGCGCCCAAGCCTACTGCCGCGCCGCAGCGCCGCGGCGCTTTGATTTGCTGCGATTCTCGTGCATTTCTCGCGCCGTTTTGCGGCTATGGCAGCTGTGGCAGAGGCTCTCGAGGTTGCTACGGTCGCAGAACTTTGACCAGTCGCCCTTGTGGTCGACGATGTGGTCCACGTCCGTCGCGCGGACCCGCCGGCCGTGCCGGGCGCACTCGCGGCAGAACGGCTCGCGCAGGAGCTGCGCCGGCCGCAGGTCGAGCTTCCACTCGTCGGTCTGGTACATCCAGCGCCAGGACTGCGCTTCCTCACTGCGCCGGTCGCCGCGCGGCCGATGGGCGTCGCAGTATCCATCGCTCACCAGCACGCAGCAGCCGGGATGCCGGCAGGGCCGGAGCGGCTTTAAGGCCATCGGGCTATCACCTCCGGGCAAAACAAAAAGCCACCGCCAACGCCTCCGGGATCGGAGTTGTCAGCAGTGGCTACTAAGCGAGCACGCGCCATGTTCGATATTCACGATGTTCGATGCCTTGCATCGCCGGCACCAGAGGATCAGGCTGCGCGCCTCGGTGTCGGGCCGGACGGCCTGCGATGTCGTGCGCCCGCAGTTGGGGCAAACGATCAGTCCGTCCTTTGTGACCAGTTTACCATCATTTCGTTTTGATTGCAACACTTTTCACCCTCTTTTCTGCGTTTGTCACTAAAAAGCCAATAGGTTACAAGTAATGTCGCGCGCACGCGCGCACGCGATTCCTTACGCCTCGATCCAGCTCGCCACCCGGTAGCTGCCGAATTGACTGCCGCCGGTCCGCACCCGTGGGAGCATCGCGTCGAACGGTATCGTGATCGCATCGCTCTCGTCGAGCCACACCTCCGGCGGCGGCAGCTGCTCGCGCAGACTGCGCGAGCAGCTCCACGGATGCCGCCCCACCGGAATGATGATCCCGTCGCTGCGCTCCTTGGTGAGGTAGCGTGCGAGGTAACGAAAGCCGAGCACCTTGCCGTGCCGCTTATATACCGGCCAATCCGTCACCTCGCCGTACTGCCACAAAAACCGCACCTCTGCCGGCGAGAGCTGCCGGTAGTCCGCGACAAGGTGGACATGATACCTGTGCGCCCCGTGCAGCCCCTCAATGGCCGGGATGTAGTCAAGCCCGCCCTTGCCTCGATAGCGCTCCACGCGCCGCAGGAAGGCCCGCAGCGCCTTGCGCACGTCGGCAAAGCGCTCCGGCAGATGCTCGTCGTCGAATTCCAAAATGTAGTGCGTGGCGTACTTGCCCATGAGCGCGATCATCAGCTCGAGCCGGTCGGTGGAGTCGCGGTTGAGCACCGTGCGCCGCTGCGCCTTGAGGTCGGCCTTGGCGCGCCGGTCCTCGTCGGTGTCGGAGGGCGCATAGCGCGGCGGCAACGTCCCGCGGTACTCCTTGACCAGATTTCCCGCGCGCTGGCGCACGCAGTAGTAGCGCTCACTCATGCGTGCCCTCCGTTTGCTTCTGGCATCCGCGCTTCTTCGGCAGCGGCTCGCCGGCCTCGCGCAGGATCTCCTCAATGCGCTCCTTCGAGCAGGCGTTGAGATCTGCGAGCACCGTGATCTGCGCCGCTGGCTTCGCCGCCTGCCGGTAGGACGCCACGATCTCGCTCGCGCTCATCGGCAGAGTATAAGAGCTCGGCGCGGCGCGTCGCACCGGAGGGCTTCTCAAAATTGGCGTCGGCTTGTCCGGCGCATTCGGCGGCTTCGGCGTTTCCGCGGGAGACTCCGCCCGCTCCGGCTCCGGCGCTGTGCCCGAATCGGGCACCGAGCGGACGACGCGCCCGCCAACGACCAGCCCGCCGCCTCCGACCGCGGGCGTCGGCCTCGACCCGCCGATCACGACAGGAACGGCGTCCCCCGTGACCACCTCCACCGCGCCGAGCGCGGGAAAATCCTCGACCGCATAGGTCGTGCCAAGCGGCAGCACCAGCGCGCCCGCGCCGAGCGCGTCGCACACATAGGCGCGGAACGCCTCGAGCTGTTTGACGTCGGCGTGCAGCTCCGGCAATTTGACGATCAGCACCTTGCTCCCCGTCATAGTGTCACCCCTTCCAGCGCCTTGCGCAGGTCGATAAAGCGTCCGCCGAGGCCCTTGTCCACCAGCTCCTGCAGCGCGTCGAGCGTCAGCTCGGCATCCTTGGCGCGGTAGACGTCCTCGCACAGGCTCTCCATGTCGCACAGCTTTGCGGCCGTACCGTAGAGCCGCGCCGGGCAGGTGAGCAGGCTCACGCCCTCGATGCCCCACGCCCCGTCCGGCGTCTTGTAGGTCAAGCGTCTAAATTCAGGCATTGTCTACCTCCTCTGTTCGTTCAAACCGTATTTTCATCTGCGCCGGGCATAAATCGACCTCTGGCCTGCGTTTCCCGGTCCACCGGAGGCCGCCCGCCTGCCCGATGCATTTCCACCCTGCCGCCTTGAGGCTCACGCCGCTTTCGCTCTCTAAGATATACGTTACGAGCCGCTTATAGCCCATCGCACGAGCAGCCCGCCACGCAGCGGCGTACAGCATAGAGCAGGCGTTCCGCGTCCCATCCGTGCAAAGGCGGTTAACCTCCAGCGTCCAGCCGTCGTCTAAATGCCGCGCCACTGGTCTGCCTACGATAGCAACACCCACGATTTTATCGCCGTCAGAGCAGCCGATTGAAAACTTATGTCCTACAACCGGTCTATGGTGCCGGTGGTGCTGCTCCACATAGGCATTCGCCTCCTTGAGCGTTATCGGGCAAACCTCAAGCATCCGCGTTTTCAATCCTTTCCCGCAGCCGCCGGACCTTGTGCGCCCGCTGCTCCGCCACCGCGTCCTCGACCTCAAACTCGATCGCCATCTGGTCGAGCATGATCCCGACGTCGGCAATCTCTTCGGCGATGTTGGCAAGCGTGTCGCCGTCCACGCGCCCGCGCAGGAACTTGCACAGCACGTCCTGCAGCTCGGCCATCTCCTCAAAGACCATCGTGATCTGCGCCTGCGCGCCGTAGCGGCTGAGCGCCGCGCAGAAGGTTCTGCGTTCCATGTCATTCATTAGCCGCCTCCTTTGCATCCTCTTCAAGCTGCTTTTGATAAAGCCTTTGCAGCTCGTCGTCTGCAAATCCCATCTTTTTCAGATTCAACGCCGCCTGAAAGTTTTCCACAAGGTGCGGGTCGTCTAATCTGAGCTCAAACATCCTTCATCGCCTCCAATGCCGCTTCAGCCTCTTCGCGGGTGAGGAATACGGTCTTGCCAATATGGTTGATCTCGTAATCCCTCGTCCCGTTGATTTTGCGGGTATCGAAAAGCAAATTCACATATAACCCGTGGGAATACATCTTCATGCCATCGACGTAGGCATCTAATGGTTTTTTTAGCAATTTACCCGTCCACGGATTTCTTGTTACCCATACCGTATCGCCAATCTTTCGCGGCGACACCACCAGCCGACCGGCCTTGTCAGCCTCGGCCAGCTCGCGCAGGCGGGTGTAACTGCAAAAATTCTCCAAATCCGCAAGACGCATCAGTTTCAGTGCGATCTCGTCTGCCTTATCTTTCGGCAGGACTTCCTCCGGCGTCAGCCCCGTGTCCTCATAAGCGGAAAGGCGCTCAACGCCGCCCTGCATGAATCCACCACGCTTTTTCATCATCGGGAATCCGTCTTTATCGCGGTATGTCAGTCGTTCCATCACTCCACCTCCGGCCCTTCGGGCAGCGGCATCCAGTGCGTAATAGCTGCATATCGCCCAGGCATTGACCAGATACCGTTATCGCAGTAGACACATAATGTCAGGTCGTGCAGTTTATTCAACGAAGGTGCGTTTTCGTTTTTTATCAATCCGAGCACCACTGTTGATGCGCCCCAGCTCTGCAATTCCGGCAGACGCTCCGTCACGGGGATCCACCGTGTCCGCTCCTGCGCCACGGCGATCTCCTCGGCGTAGCGAGCGCAGCGGTCGGTCAGACGCTCAATCAGATCGGCGGCTGCGTCCAGCAGTTCCCGCTTGCTGCGGCTCTCCGTGGTGCGCAGGGCTGCTACGATCTCATTGTTTTTCATGTGCTCCTCCTTTCACGGCTCCGAAATGCCGTTTCCCTCCAAAAATTTAATCCAGCAACCACGGCAAAAGTACCCAAGCGTCCGTACCGAAGCGTGGGGTGCGCGGTACATGATCGAGACCGCCCTCTTTTTCAACACCTGCTCGCCGCAAATTAGGCAGATGCCCACATACCGCGGGGCGAGGTCATCATAGTCAAGCATGGCTCCTCCTCTTCGGCTCATAGCCGAGCCGTTTGATCTCCGGATAGCGCTTCGGGAAGGGGTAAAATGTGTGGTCGCCGAGAAAAGCGAGCGTCGCGCGGTCGAGGCGCTCCTGCCAGACATCGGATTCGTCGGTGCTTTGGAGCGCGGGGAAATAGCGGTCATAGGTCTCGCCCCACTTTTCCGCGAGGCGGCTGAGGCGCTCATAGCCCCAGCCGAAATCCTCGTGCATCGTGATGAGGAGCGTGTCGAGCATGTACTGCTTCATCGTCCGCTGCATCACGTCGAGCCGCTCCTGCGTCAGCGCGTCGCGCTTTTGCAGCAGTCCTGACCTCTTCATGCGCCCTCCTTGCCGCGCCTGCACTCGGCGAGCGGCATCCAGCGGTCGCAGCGGCACTCGACGATGTCGTCGACCGTGGTCCCCGCGTCCGTCGAGATAAACGGGTACTCATCATCCGCGCCGCCGGCGCAGCGGGCCACGAGGTAGCTGCTGCCGCCGAGGCCGGTCTCGTAGCTGAGCACGACCAGCGCGCCCTCGGTCGGCCAATGCTCCGCGTCGAGCGGCAGCCAGACCGGCTCGCTCGCCGTCTCGGGCTGTGCGGGATCGTCCGGGTACAGCGTCCAGAGAACGACCTCCTCCCAATCGGCCCATCCGCTTTTCAGCCTGCCGCTGACGTATACGTCCTCGTCTGCTACTCCGTTTTCGTCGATAAAAACGATGTGCGCGCCTTCCGGCGGTTTAACGCCCGACTCATGCCACACGAGCGAAAGCTGTGTTTCACCTTCGCCACACCTTGGCTCAACAATTTCCCGCGGGGCCTTTGCCGCTTTGCTGCTCGGCGCTGGGCCGTCCTGCAGCCGCATGGCGGCGAGCATATCCCACACGGTTGCCCACGGACGCAGGATGCGCTTTCCATCCTCACCGTATAGCTCCAGCCCCTTAGGGGTCCCATTAAATCCGCCCTCGCTCGACCCGCCGCCGGCCCACCGGAACCTGGTTTTCAAAGCCAGAATACCGGCTTGCCGATCGGCACAGTCCTGCAAAGTCTGTTCAAGGCTATCGCGCATGTGTGTCAGTAGTTCGATGTACTTTTCGTCCTCCGACGCCTGCGCGCCCGCCTCACGGCTCTTGACGAACTCCTGCACGTCTTTGATCGCGTAGCTCCGGTGGTTGTCGATCATCCAGTCGAGCAGACGATACTGCGTCTCGTCATCCATGCGGGCGATCTCAAGCGCCGCGGCCTCGGGCAGCTCGCCGGACTCCCATCGGGCGATGATGCCCGGCACCTTGAGGCCCTTTTTAATGACCTGCAGGTTGCCGACCTTTGTCGCGTTGATCTGCATCTCCTTGGCGATCCACTCGCGCAGCCCGACCGGGAACTCCTCGCCGGCCTTTTTGCGCCGGATGTAGGTTTCCTTGAGCTTTTCTGCCTCCTGCGCGAGCAGCGCGTTGGACTTCACGCGCTGGCGGTTGGCCTCGATCACGGCGCAGAGCTCCTGCTCCTCCGTCATCGCGGGCAGCACGCGGCAGAGCACCGAGGCGAACTGCTTCGCGACGGCCTCGTCTTGATTTGCCGCGAGCAGCCGCAGCGCCGCCATGCGGCTGTGGCCGGAGATCAGGCGATATTTACCGTCCTCTGCCGGCACGACGGTCGGCGGCTCCAGCAGGCCGTTGGCCTGAATGGACTCCATCAGCGCGCCGAGCGCGTTGTTGTCCGGGCGCGGGTAGAAGTTGCGCGGATTGTCGAGGATGTCGCCCACCGGGATCTCGCGCGTCATGCCCGATTCGGGCACGGCCTCGGGTAGCGTCGCCGCGAACTTCGTGATGTCAAACTTTTTACCCGCCATTGTTAAACCTCCTCCATCAGCTCGCCGGCGAGGCAGCGGTAATCGACCGCCGCGCTGCTGCGCGGGCTGTACTCCCGCATCGGCGAAAGCGTCACCGTGCTCTCCGGCACCTTGTCCGTGCGCCGGATCTTCGTGCGGTACAGCGGCACGCGCTGCGACCGCAGCAGCTTCTCGCACTCGCCCACCACCTCCGCGCTGCGCGTCTGCGTCAGCAGCACGCGGGACCGCAGCCCCGGACAGGCCGCGCTCAGGCCGCGCAGCTGCGCGGTCACGGCGAACACGCCGTCGAGCGAGAACTTGTCGGCGAGCGCGGGGATCATCACCTCGCGCACGCTCAGCAGCGCCGCGACGCTCGCGAGCGTGTAGCCCGGCGGGCAGTCGAAGATCATCCAGTCCACCTCGCTGTCCGCTGCCGCGGCCTCGGCGAAGTGGCGCAGGCGCTCCGGCGCGCTCACGCCGTCCTTGATCGCCTGCAGGTCGAGCTCGTAGAGGTCGGAGCTGCTCGGCAGCAGGTCGAGCCCGGGACGGATGGGCACAAGGTTGTCGCTCCACAGCGGCTCGCAGTCGCCCCGCAGCACATCCGCCGTGGTGACCAGCTCCAACTTGTTCGCCCCCGGCAGGAAAAAGCGCGTCAGGTTCGCCTGCCCGTCGCAGTCCACCAGCACCACGCGCTGCTTGTAGTCCGCGACAAGGATGTCGGCGAGGTTGATGGCGGTGACGGTCTTGCCGACGCCGCCTTTGTTGTTCATGATCGCAATGGTTTTCATGTCGTTCTCCTGTTTCTCTCTCAAAATTTGAAGCCCTCGCGAACCTTGACGCCGTCGCCGAGGTCGGCCTCGACGAGGAACCAGCGGTGCGCGCGGTTGATGTACACGATGCGCCCGGGCAGCAGCCGCGGGAGCTCCCGATGTCCGGGGCCGATGGCCGCGCCGATGTCCGCCAAAATGGCGTGGGGATCTCCGATTCTTGGCATGTCGTTTCTCTCTTTCTCTCGATTTTTTTCAGAACGGCGCGTTTTTGTCCTCCGGCAATTCTTCGAGCGCCATCTGACCAGGCGCTTCGCCGTCCGTTTTCTCCTTCCGGCCCTTCTCGTCATCGCGGGTGTAG